CAACGAACTTGATTCGTTTGCAAAGTACCAGTCACCGAAATTTTGAATCATGGTTCTCAAGTCGATTTCCGGTACCGAAACAAATCTTTGTTGAGCAAGTGAAATGAAATCGTATTGAAACTCGCTGTATTCAGAAATGAATTCACGCATTGAGTAACGCTTGTGATCATCGATCTGATACTGAGCAAATTGGATTGGAGTAAATTGCGAATTTTCTTCACGCGCATTACTACTACTATCTATATATTGGTTATCGGTTAACGGTTTATGGTTAAGGTTTTTTTGGCTTTCACTTTCAGAACCCAAAATTAACCCACTGGGTTTTTGTGGGTTTTCAGAATTAACCGAGTCGCCTTCACTTTGGTTTTCTTTTGGTTTTTCCTTACGTGGACGCCCACCTTTCTTACCATTTTCACGATTTTTATCCCCTACTTTTTGATAAGCGGCGATTTCTGAATCACAACGTTTGTTGTGAAACCCGTCTTCCTCTTCCACAAAAAACTCTTGCAGCACAATTAATACTGCTTCCCTTTCTTCTTGGGTATTTGCACGTAACCGACGAAAAACCGACTGGGTTTCTTTGGGTAATGGTTTTTCATGCAAATAATAGAAATCTAGAGCGCGTCGATAAAAGCATTCTTCGACTGGACTAAGGTGAGCGGTATCTACCATAAAGTCGCTGATATGATGTAAATATTTATACATGGATGCCTCCAAATAAATCTTGGTGTTGCGCATTTGGAGAAATCCAAAGGCATTCTGTGCGGACATCAGTCCCACGCCCTGATGAGATACGTGCACTTGTATCAACACGTTTCCACTTGGCTAAATAGTCGTTGTAAAGTTCACTCGGATAGCCAGAAACAATCACTTTGCCTTCTAGCTCGAGTAAAACTTTTAAGAGTTCTTCATGGTCTTGGTCAGACATTTCATGACGATAAACACGCCCATTCTTAGCACCTGAATAACGTGTTTCATGAACATAGGGTGGATCTACATAGTGGAGAGTTTCCGAATCATCATGATCTTGAAGCACTTGAATCGCTGGACGATTCTCAATAAGAACACCAGATAATCTCTCTCCAACAATTGCCAAATGATTTGGATAGGTCATCCATAATGATTGGGCGGTGCCATATGCCCTTTTTGTATCAATCCTAAATCCAGTAATTCCTTTAGTAGCACCTGCAGAACCGAAACCCATTTGTGCTCGGATAATTAAACGGCGTGCTTTTTCAATAGGATCGTCACATGTTTCCCATGCTTCTTGAAAGTCATCCCTTGAATAAGGAGTAAAAACCAATTGTTCAATTAATATATTTCGGTGCTCTTCGTTTCTGAGCACTCGAAATAAATTGACGATTTCACCATCAAGGTCGTTATAGACTTCAGCATAAGCTCGTGGTTTTTGGAGTAATACCCCTGCTGCCCCACCAAATGCTTCTGTATAACAAGTATGGTTGGGGAAATGGCTTAATACCCAAGGTGCTAACCGAAACTTCCCACCGTGGTAGCGGATTAAAGGGTGATTCATAGTATTCATGCTTCACCGCCTTCTTTAATCTGAATATAAGTACTACCTAAGTAGCGAATACGCCCAGCACGACCAAGGCTTTTGATAATTTCCTCAGCATGGTTATATGTAATGCGATGCTGACGCACTAAAACCTCTTTGAATTCATCTCGCTTTACGGCTGCATTTTTGGTATCAGCTTTGATGCGCTCTAGGTTCACTTCACACTTTTTGATTAATGCTTTAAGTGTGTGGAGAGCCGGCTCAAACCAGCTCTGGATTATTTGCTGTTGATTTGATAGATTATTTGTGTTCATTTGATTCACCTCAATTGAATGCCTAGAAGCCTGATCTCGACCATCAGGCTTTTTTATTTCCGATTGCTGTGAAATCCTCTACTTCCCGAAGTTTCACTAAACTTCCGTTGCCCTGCCCAAAATTCCCTGTTAATCCCAAGCGCGTCATTTTTTCTGCTGCTACAGTTACGGTATGCCATTCACCCATAATCATTTTTTCTAGGAGCACGCTACCTTGGGCAGCAATATCGTTTCCTTCCAATTCAGCAAGAACAACCAATCTGCTATGCATGTCTTGATCAATACGAATATGGATAGATTTCTTTTCAAGGCTCATAAGCTTTTCTCTAAGCAACTGAAGTTTTCTTCTGTTCAGTTTTTGGGGTTAAAAATATTTCTGGAAACTTCAACTTTTCTTTTGCTGGAATACCGCGAACAGTCCAGTTTTGAACACGGTGTGAGCGGTAATTTAACTTTCGAGCTAATTCTGTAGCTCCGCCATTTTCAGCAATGATTTTTTTATCTTCTTGAAGTGATGTCATAAACAATGTCCTAAAACAAAATGTTTCATAAATACTAAAACATTTTGTTTTATTCGGTCAATCACTTTGTTTCACACAAATTGTTTTTAATTTGAGAAAATTCGAATAATTGTTTTAGGTTGTTTTGTTATGAGTGATAAAGAGCTACACCCAACTATGCAGCGCATTTATGATGAAACAGGTTTAAACGCCAATTCATTAGCTTCGCTATTAGATGTGGATTCTCAGAAAGTTTATAACTGGGATAAGCGCGGTATTTCTAAACAAGGTGGATTGCAAGTCGCTCAGAAATTGAAACTTGACTATGCTTGGATCCTTACTGGCGAAGGCAAACCTTCTATTGAAAAACTTTATAATGAGAAAAATCTAAATGTATCTCCAAGAGTTGGGGGATGGGTTCCTGTGAAGTCCTATTCAAAAATGGGTTATGACGGTTATTACACCGAAATGGGATATAGTGGAAATGGCGGTGATGGTTATGTTCCCTCACTTACAGCTGGACTTCATGCGTATGCGGTTAGAGGTACAGGCGACTCAATGTATCCTGCAATACGTAATGGTTGGTATATTGTATGCGATCCGGATGCTACTCCTACTCCAACCGAATTCGTTGAAGTACAGCTAAAAGATGGCCGTAGAACAGTTAAAGAATTTATTGGTATCGTTAATGATGTTTTACATCTTCTTGCTGTAAATGGTGAGAAAAGAACTACATTTGATATGGATGAAGTTGAGGCAATTGTTGCTGTAACAGATATCGTTCCTCCTAGTCGCCATGTTCAAGAATATCCAACTATTCCTCTACAAGATATACACTACGATTAATTAACAAAAGACCTATTACCGCCTACGGGCGGTTTTCTTGTGCCTAATAAAAATAACACATTTTGTTTTATAAATTTCTTGACCAAATAAAACATTATGTTTTATATTCTAATAACACATTTTGTTTTAACAATAAAAAAGCAGCTAAGACCTTCGAACTTCATAGCTGCTTAATACTCAGTGAGTGAAACCATTATGAATGTAAAAGCTACCCCTTTCAACTCATTTGCATTTGTCAGCATGGCTGCTCTTGCAATCTCTGGTGGTTCTTTAGTTGCTTGCCAATTGCAACCAGCTTTCCAAACAAAAGAAGCCCCTTCTCTATTTACCCCTAAGACTCAACCAAGTACTTACGGTGTGTTAACCGCGAAAATCACAGGTAAACATTCTGGCGTTGCTGTCATTAAATTAGATAGCTTCCGTTTAAACGTTAGCTTTGATTTTGAAACTCATCCAGACAGTTACGGCGTTCCGGGTTCTGAATTTACCGCTGTTGATATTACTCAACTCACTGTAAATGAAATCACTGATATTAACGGTAAGTCATATAACGATTTCACCGAATTTGAAGACATCCGAAACATCAATGACCTTCTAAAAGGCTTCATCGAACGTAACAAGTTGGTGGAGGCTTAAAGATGACTCATTTCAAAAAGCACCCTGACGGCTATAAGTCTTTTTTAGGTCGTGATGATAAAGGGCTGTATTCAGTTCGCATCGGCTGGCAAGTGTACGCATCTAATGCTAATGGCTCAGTTCTTTACAAAGTAAAAGACGGAGTTAAGACGCCTTTGGACGTTGAAAAGTTCAAAACCGACTATCCAAAAGTTTGGAATGAACTCACACAAGAAATCGACTTCCAACACAGAAAGCAGCTCGCTATAAAACTGCGTGAAACAAATATCCCTACTTATGACCGCAAAGCTTATAAGCAAAAACGCGGCTTCACCGGCTCTAGATGAGGATAAGAAAAATGACAACTGAAAACTCAAAGGACAACTTACATATCTGGAATGCAGTTAAGCAAACGCCTACCAATTTTCTTAAAAAAATTGAATTTGGTTATTTAAAAGGTAAATCAGATATTAACCCTCAATGGCGATTAATGGCTATGACTCAGGCTTTTGGTCCAGTAGGTCATGGCTGGACTTATAGACATGTACGTTTATGGTCTGAAACCGCGCCAGATGGAACCATTATGGCTTTTGCTGAAGTAGCAGTTAAAACCAAGATTGATGGTGTTTGGGGTGAGGAATTTTTTGGCAACGGCGGTTCAGCAATTGTTGAAGTTCAAAAAGGCAAATTAGTAGCGATTGATGAAGGTTATAAAAAGGCCGTTACTGATGCTCTAGGTGTCGCGTTTAAAGCTATTGGTGTGGCAGCTGATGTTTACCTCGGTAATTTTGATGGAAGTAAATATCTATACAACTATGACTATGCCTATTTAGAGCAAAATGCCTCTACCCCAGCAGGTCAAAATACAAATCAAAATAATCAGACAATCGCTCAGGGTGGTAACCAGAAGCCGCCTCGTACTCAGGACCAACTATATCAAGATGCATTAAAAGCAATTAAAGATGCACCAGACACCAACATCTTAAATGCTGCGATTAAGAAGTTTAAAGGTACTACTTATGAGGCGGGTATCAATAGAGCATGCCAAGCACGTGCCGATCAGATGGGTTGGTCGCCTAAAAACAATCCTCAGCAAGTTCAGCAACAACAGTCATTACATCACTAATAGGAGAGCTATTTATGTCTAATTTACTAACTGCAGCTGAAGCATTTGCAGCTCTTCAAAAAGGTAAAACTGTTCTTTGTCGTCCAGCTGGAGACATGTTGGACTTTGCCGATTTAGATCAATTCCCCGCTTCTGTGTTTGGTAAACCGGGTTTTGAATTCTGCATCAAAATCGAAACTATTGAACTGGCTGGGATTACTTTCACAAAGCCATTAACTATTGATGAGTATGAAGAAGGACAGGATGTTTTTGTAATTACTACATATTCGCCTTCAATTTACGTCGTGAATTTTAAAACCACCGCATTAATTGAATCTATTAATAGTGGTTTTGTTCAGCGTGATGCCGAAAACGCCAAGCTTCAATTAAAAGCATTTTCAAAAGCACTCGGTATTGAAATCAACAATGATTTAAGTGTTATTCGTCTTGGTGAGGAACCTAAAAAACAGAGAGGCAAAAAATCAAAAGCAGAAAAGCCTAGTGACGTTATTTCTGCAGAAACTCAACCAACGATTGTTGTTACTGAGGGGGCTTATGTTTCATCATCCGAGGATCTATTAGTTCCAATAACTAACGAGCCTAAAGTAGATCCTGAATATCAAAAGAAACTTGATACCCTGCTGCTACGAGTTAAAGAGTCAAAAACACCAGATGAAGTAAATGCAGTTTATCGATACACACGCACTTGGTCAGATAAACAAATGGAGCCTTTGCTTCTTGCCACTCACAAGCGACTTGAAGAGCTCGAAAAATCTAAAGTGTCTGCTACTGAACCACCTTCATTAATGGTCCAGATCCAAAACGCACCAGACCTTACAACACTGGATGCTTTGGAAATAGATGTAGCAGCACGTGATCCACAGAATCAATCACGACTCATGGATTTTGTTAAGAAACGCCGCTTTGAGTTAGAAAATGCGGCAGTTTCTCAACCAGAAGCAGAGCCTGATTATCTATTAGTGGATGGCTTCTAATATGAAAGATCAGTACAAGAAAGTAAGCCAAAAACACATGCTTGGTTTTATGTACTACTTGCAATTGCTGGGCTACGTAATAGTCCGGCAAGGCATTGATCAAGCAATGTTTCTAACCAAGCATTATGCGGTACCAATCGCTTGGCGCCGTATAACGATCGACTATCACAACCGTTTAAATAAACCGGCACAACAACTTTATAAAGAATTTGTTGAGTGGACTAAAGAAGAATATTTGAGGGCTTAATTATGTTTGATGTGAATAAGGAAAGAGAGGCTTTTGAAGCTTGGTTAATTAAAAAATTTGACCTCCCTCCTAAAAGCTTTTCCCTTGATTTTAATGATGGGGTATATGACAGCATTCCCACTCAGGCGAGATGGGAGGCGTGGAAGGAAAGAGCTAAAGCTCAGGCGGTGCCGGATGAAATCATCAATGAAATTCAAGCATGGATAGCAAAGGAATCTTTTATGTCATACGAAGCTTTTGATGGCTTGTTTGTAGTAGATGCAAATGAAATAGCAGAGTTTATTGAACAATTAGTTAAAAACGAATCGGGAGCGGAAGGATGAATAAAAGAGAAAAAGCACTTTCTTTTGTCAACATGCTTAACAGAAAAATAGTCGATGCTGAAGAACTTTTGAAAATTCGCCCCTACTGGATTAAAGAGTGTGGAGTTTGCCCAAAAGCCTTAGAGAAAATAATCGCAAATTGTAAAAAGGTTGATGAATGGGGTGGTTTAAACCGAGTTCAAAGAGTCTTAGAAAGCGCCTTAAACCATAAGCAAAACCACAAACTATATGGAAATCCAAAAGCTAAAAGTATTAAAGCTTTAACCATTACTGCTACAACCACTTATTTTTGGGAAAGCCTCCCAGAACGCACAGATTACATTTTGCTAAGAACTTTTAAGCAAATAGTAGAGGATGCGGCCACCTGTGGAATTAATGATGAATCTAAATTAATGGGAGCTGAGGGATGAGTAAAGAAGTGACAGAATTTGATTTACGCAGACCAGAATTCCAAGACCCAATGATAAAACCTGAGCATTTCGAATTTGATTCAGAAGGCAATATTGTTAGGAAAGATCGTTTTGAAAAGCTAGCGCGAAAGTTATATAGCGGACTTTGCGAATTGAAACTAATGCACCCATGGGAGAAATGGACACCTGAACAAGTCTGGGAAATAACCAAAGGTGTTTTAGAGGAATATCATCAATTGAAAAATAAAGCGAAAAGTAAGGAGGGGTGAATGTTAAAAGATCTGAGAAATCTATCTGATGCAGAGCAACAAGAATATTTGGATCGCTTCATAATGGCTAATGAAGAACAGAAGTTCCCTCAAGAGGTTGTGGCACTTTATTTAGATTGCTCACCATGGACATTAGCTAGAATGCGTTGTGATCAATCATCACTGCCTTTTTCGAAAATTGGAAGACGTGTTTCATATAAAAAGAAGGACGTTTTGAAGTATGAGCAAAGCAAGACTGTGCTTAATACTGCACAACTTGCAACAGTTTAAGGCGGTTAAACCGCCTTTATTTCTTTTAATCTTTCTGTCCAAACAGATTGGTAGTTGAAGCAATCAATCTTTCCTTGATAAACCGCCTCAATCATATTCATCGAAGCTCTTAATTCCTCATCTGGAATTTGAACATAACCACCTGTCACATCAATTCTTGGTTTAGCCGTGTGATTAAGAAGTCTTTTTGTCACATAAATATTAAATCTTAAAAGGTTGCATATAGTGGCAAATGTACGACGGAAATCATGCATTGAAACGTAATAGTCAACTTCCTTACCCACTCTATTCAATAATGTATCTACCTTAGTTGCATGCATATTCCACGAAGTAGGCATCTTAGTAGCTGGGAAAACCCAATCGTTTTCTCTTAATAACCAACGTTCACGCAAAATACTGTGTAGATGATCACCAATAGGAAAAGTATGATCTGAACCATTTTTGGTATCTCTAAAAGTTAAGGTACCATTTTTAATATCTACATCAGCCCACTTTAGACAACATGCCTCCTGTTTACGGCATCCCGTATACATGCACATCAATACGATATCCCGATGCGTGTTTGACCTAGCAGTATTTTCCAGATTCAACTCATCTTCATAATGGAGCACTGCATTGTAATATTTGTGAATGATGTCTTTATGGAGATGTCTGTCCCTACTTGCTATTTTATTCCAACCTCTTGTTACTGAAATAATGTCAACTGGATTACTTTTAAGGATCGGGTTCTCATCTGTTGAATAAAGAACATGAATATACTTCCATAAAGTACCTAATAGAGATACAGCACCATTTGCTGACGACTCACTTACTTCTGATACCTCAATAAATCGGTCCAATACTTCTTGCTTAGATATCTGGAAAAGCTTTTTGTTGCCCCACCCCAAATATAAATCAAAGTACTTACGGTACTGCCTAATTGTTTTTGGTCTAAAGTCATTTCTATCAATATAAATTTGAAGAGCTTCATTCACGGTAATATCTAAAGGATTAGGAACCTTCTTTAATTTGATAGGCTTTTCATATTCATTGTTTGAAATTTTCGCCAGAATCATCTGAGCTTTTGCTCGAGCATTTGTTGCAGGAATATCGGTAGTTTTGCCAATTGTCACTCGATAGAGTTCACCTTCATGCCTCCTTTCAACAATATAGGTTTTACTTTTATTAGTTACCCGAACAGCAAAACCGATCAGTTCTGCATCTCTATATATTTTTTGACCTTTTTCAGTTAATGGAATAGCATCAACAGTAGATTTGTTGAGTTTCAT